TCTATTCTTCTCTAAGGGTTATCTCCCTTTCAACTTCTAACAACTCATGCAACTTTTCTATGTATTCTTCTCTCTTATCTTTCTCTAGGTAGTCGAGCAGATTTTCCCTCATTTTAATCAACTCATCATCGTCTTTATTGGCAAAATCGCCATAGTGGATAGCCATATTATTTCATTAGCCTTAATAATAGTCCTTTAGCTGTTCTAAAGATAACATTATCTCCCTTAGCTATTGGGCTATCAATTAAGAGCCTTAGAAGTTTTTTTAGGTCTAATAAGTTTTTATTGCTCATGTTGGAAGTCTAATTCTTCTTGATAATCAAGGCCATTGTATTGATCCGTAATCCTACTATCTATGGTATCGAGAAGACTATCTAGTGTCTTTCTCCTATTCTCAAGCCTATTTATCATATTTTTATCGACTTGAAGCATTGTCTCCCATTCAAGAATCTCGTCAACTTGATTGAACTCTTCTAAGGCGAAGTCTTGTATATCTTCTAGGGTCGCACCCTCACTAAGCCATGCTTGGATACTACAATCAGTCACTGAAGCCTGTTTGAAGTATTGCAAGGCCGAGACTTTAGGTGCGTGCTGGATAAGGCTTTCTGTTGGCTCATCGTCATTATTAACAGTGCTAAAGCCAACAGGATACTTGCTGTTGTCATAAGCATAGTTATAACCAAAGTCGCATTTTTGCTCTGTTATCTCGCTTGTTTCATAGTCAAAGCGGTATAACTTATGAGGCTCAACGCTATCCTTTGTATCTCCAACACTCTTAAGGCAGAAAGCCTCACCGTCTAGCTCTAAAAAGAGCGGGTTAGCATAATTTCGACCATAGTATAGAGCCTTTGCTATACCATCTCTAGTTACTTGCAAGGCAATTAAGGCCATTGATCCCTTAGCTTCTACAGAATCGGACTTGCCCTCGATCCTCCTTGCTAACTCGATAGCTACAGCCTCGCTATCATTAAACTTAACTTCTTTAGGGTAAACGTATTTTTGCCCATTAGAGCAAGTCCAGTTTTCCTTTAGGGTAATCTCTGTTGTGTACTTATAGCCCAGCTTTTCGTGGGCTACCTTGAGAGTGTCGTCATTGGAGATAACGCCATTATGAGCCACATAATAGACATGCTCTAATTCTGGGTTATCTACAAGGATAGGGTGAGAACACTCTGGTATGTTTATCGTGCTGGTGGGGAAGCGATGATGGAACAAGATAGCATTTAGGGGTGATTTTCTTAACTCATGCAACTTCTTAATCATCTCCTTTTCACTTGCCTCCCTATGATAAAGAGCAATTTCTTTCGTGCCTAGATTGAAGGCTACAAGTCCAAAGCCTTCCGATCCTCTAGACTTTTGAGCCTCGTATCTCTTTAGAACTGATTTTGAGACACTGTACTGGTTTGTTTTATGGTAGTAAGTTAGTCCGCACATTTTTTTAATTTGTTAGTTTATAGGGTTTCTTGTGTATCTACCTCATTTGAGCCATCAACAAAGTAAGCGTACACGCTGTTAAACGCATCGTCACTGCGTGCCGTTATATGCTCGCCTCTTGCTGGCGTATTTGGCTCTCTAGACATCATTGGAAAGCTAGATCTTTGAGCTGGTTGGCCTATTGGCGATGGGTCTATTTCTTCGTCTCTGGTGTCTGAATCATTTAGCTTATTGAACTTGTGAAGCCTCTCCACGATGTACTCTTGAGTTTCTTTCTTAATGCCGAACATTTTACACATTATTATGGCCTTTCTTATTAGGTGAGTTTCCGTTGATAGAATACGGTAAGCCATGGCCTCATCTAGTGGTGCTTGTGCGATACGGTCTAGGATAGTCTGGTGTATGTCTATCCATCGAATAATCTTCTCGCTGTTAAGTGTTGGAGAATGGTATCGGAACTCTATCGTAGATCCATTCATTCTCAAAAGAGGCTCTAAGTTAAAACCAGTATATCTAGAGCTATCTTTACCCATTTTCCTATTTTGAGCCTCTGCCAACTGCCGATCTTTTTTCTTTCTGCGGTCTATCTTGTACCACAAGACTTCTAATTCTTCCCAGTCTCTTAAGTCTCGCACCTCATCTAGTGAATAAATAGAGCTTGAGGCCTTGCAGAATGTGTTAGTACGTCTTCCGCTAGGTATCATTCCTCTAAACACATCATCGAAGATAAGATATGTGTACCAGAGATCCCTTAGCCTATTAAACTCAATGCCTTTTTGAGATGGTAAGGGCTGTTCCTCATCTTCTACAATTTCGCACCGCCACCCATCAGGGATAGGCCCGACTGCAGAACTTATCTCACGTTCTGTAAGCCCTACAGGAACATCGGATATCCTATTCATAATGTTCCCCACCGCATTTCTAATATACAACGTGCCTATTTTTGCCCTTTCTTTCTTGTCATCATCTTTAGGCCTTTTAAACTCTGGGGCGTGAAGATGTAGGTGATAGCCACAACTATCATTAACAAATAGTCCTGCTTTATATGCCACGCTACCTAGTTTTTCAATCTCTTTTTCCCCTGCTATCCCTGCCATTCTAGGTGATATAAGCTCTAAATTGCCGATCGAGTTTTTACTAGATCTTATGGAACCATCATTAGAATATCCCCAACTTTTACTTATAACCTCGGCAAGTTTTTTCTTAGAATCAGTCTTTGTATATAAGCACTCTAGCTCTATCCCAAACATTCTAGGAGAGGTTATAACCTTTCCCTTTTTATTGCTTATAAGTGTTTCGTCTTTTAAGTTGGGAGAATAACTTAAACCGCTTCCCTCCTCGTCTTCGTCTTCGTCATCATCATCGCGACTACAATCTCGACAATACCCACTCTCGCCTGCTTCGTTATCGCGTGTGAATCCGCCTCCACAATCATTACAATGAAAACAGCCCAAATCGTCATAACATGATTGACAATAGTTTCTAGCTCTAATACCGTCACTCACAGTATAAACGTCCTCACTATGAACCATCTCGTCACAATTCTGACAAATATAATAATGCTCTTCGACACAATCAGCACAAATAGTGCCATCTCTTGTCTCACTAACCTCATTAGAAGGAACATTTCCATGACAACACTGACATTCCACTCTCTCTATTTCCTCATTTTCCTCATTTGGTGTCACATTTGGCATAAGTGATAATTGATAACTTATAATGTATAACATTAACTAACATATCATATATAAAAATAACTACAATATTTATTATCCCCATGTTATACACATTTATCTATTGTGGCTTTAAATAAAATAGTGTAGTCTCTTATCCAGAGCATGGTCGCTAGGGATACTGTCTTCAAGGGTATAATGGTGAAAACTGCGATATTCCTTGAGGGGCGACCACAAGCTTAAACGGTATTCCTATCGACTATGCTCTTTTATAAGCTAATCATATAAAAATATGAGCAAGCTCAAGACATTAGCAAGAAAGCTGTTATCTTCCGACATTAGGACACTAGTCAAGGCTGGTTTCCTAAATGCCGACCTTACCACAGCAGAAAGAGGCCGAGCAGGTATAGACGCTCTCATTATTGAGAAGTATATGCCCGAATTGGTCGCTATGGCCGAGGAAAGAATTGAGGAAGACAAGTGCGAGTGTAAATAGCCCAACCTTACATCTCTAGCGAGAGCTAGACATCACAGAAAGACACGGCGGAAGTCGTGTCTTTTTGTTTACCAAACATTAAAGACACGCCTAGCGTGTCTTTTTTGTTATACAACCCAACCTGAAAAACCCTGATAAGTTTGGGGTATTTGGGATCTTTTCACACCTAACAGAACCCGTAAATTATTAATTGAAATAATCTAACTGCCTAAATGAAACTTACTAACCAAAGAGAAATATTTAGAGCTATTCACACTCTACTTAAGAAATCTGACTTTGAAGCGACTGTGGCTAAGCTATTGGGATCTAGTGGCGAGGGTTTCGTAATCAACAAGGAATTTAACCTTATAAGTTTGGGCAATAATTTTAAGATCAGCTTAGTTAGCACACTAGAAACCAGACTTCTAACAGCTTTGATTAGGCTTGAGAAACTTGCCAATCTTGGGGCAAGAAATCGTAGTGAGCAACTTGAGGTCAATAAAGATATAGAGTTTTTAAGGAAGTTTATTTCCAGAAACACAAAATAAAGCGACTCTACTTCAAGATAACAACGATCTTTTCTTGTTCTTGGGCTGGGGCATTGCCCGGCTCTAGTTTCTCTATAGCCAATTTAATAGCTGTATTCTTAGCCCCTAAGTCACCATCTTGGGTTAAAACTTTTACATGTTCTTGGGCTATCTGAGCCATTGTAATGTGCTTTAAGATTTCTTCCTTATATGAAGAACGCTCTAGAGCTTGGAAATTATCAGTCCTGATTAAGTTTGTAACGTTGGCAGGGCTAACGCCAGCTTCTTTGGCAGCGTCTTTTGGCCTCATACCCTTCTGAAGCCCTAACCACAACTTACCTGATTTTGTATTTAAATTTGGCTTCTTCCCTATCTTTTTTGGCATAAAAATATTATAACACGAACCCTATACACAACCTTATCCACAGTTATCGTTATAACTATATTGACAACAATTCTTATACAAGTAAGCTGGATAGTGTGCTTATTAAAAGTTAAGAATAATAATTATGCCTAAGAATTTTAGTGGGAAAATTTTAGCGAGATTTATGAGTAAGTCAGAACTTGCAGACTTCACCAGTAAATATGATGCCAATAGGTTGTATGGTGGAAGAACTAAGGAAGCCACCCCTCAAGATTTTAAGATCCTTGAAGCATATAAGTCAGGTATTACAGACATGAAGGAGCTTACAAAGAAGTTTAACACTACAAGAGGCCGCATCCAGTTCTCCCTATTAAGAGCATCCCTAGCTACTATCTAACATGATCGCTTACCAAAGAAAGATCATGGAGAGGTTTATGACTGAAAGTCAGCTCAAAAACTTCCAACAAGAATACAAAGATAATAGAAAGACTAGAGATAGAGATTCCATTCTTGCAACAGATAGAGACCTACTTATTCTTATGGATTATAAGAAGGGTCTGACATATAGTGAGTTATGCCGTAAGTATAGGGTTGGCAGAACATCAATTCAAAGTTCAATTAGAATAGCAGCCTTAAGTAAAATCTAATGATTTATAGAGCCACGATTAAGAACGAAGATTGGTACGAAGTAGTTTTGGTCGAGGCTGAAAACTTACAGGGAGTTGAGGCGAAGATTAACGCTGAGTACCCAGAACACAAAATAACTGCTATAACTGAAGACCTAGCCATAGCCATATTGTGAAAAGAAAACTAACCATAGATAAAATTAAACAGATTCCCGCTTGGCTTGAGGAAGGACTAACCCGTAAGCAGATAGCGGAGAAACTTGAAGTCCATCCACAGACGGTTAGCTTTTGGCTACGCCGTTTGAAGTGGGCAAATGTGAAGTTAAAAATTAAACCAGGGCCACGGCCATTAAAGTTATGATCTACAACATAGATAAAATAGAGCAAGTTACATCATCTAAAGGAACCCAGTATTGGCGTGCCGACTTATCTTCGGGGACTGAGCTTTGGGTTGGTGTAGCCATCTTCGGTGGCTTTGAAGATAAAGACTTGGTTGTTGGTGGAAAGATAGATGGTGAACTCAAGGAAAAGGAATACATGGGTAAGCCTTCCTACACTCTAGATGCCCCTATGAAGGCCAAAACGGCCTCAGGAGGAGCGTTTAAGCAGAAGATGATAGAAGAGACAATGGATAGAAAGGAAAAGTCTATTTCTAACTTCCAGGCCTCTAAGGAGGAGTCAATTAAATTGGCCGGAGCTCAAAGAGATGCTGTCCTTCTCGTTACCACCTTCTATAAGGATGTGGGTATGCACGACAAGGAGATCAAGGACAAGGTAATAGAGTTTAGGGATTGGCTTCTGTCTGATGATTTCACAGACAGAGTCCCCTTCTAACCCAAATGGACATACTCGAAAGATTAAGAGAGGTAGCTAAATGCTACGATGACTTTCAGCTACTTAAATGGTTACAAGACAACGAGAAGGAACTAAAATCTTTAGGTCTTCTTAAACCTAAACCAGAAGATGATTAATAAATTACCAACTAAGATGAAGAAAACTTGTGAGACCGAGAAAAGGTTTTTATTCTGGAAATATAAAAAAATATCACACGACTGGATCTATGATATTCCCACAATAAAACCAAAAGAAGAGCGTGAGTGTAGGAGGTGTGGTAAAAAACAAGCCTTATGGGCGACATATAAAGACTCCCACAGCGGTCATTATTTCGAGGACTGGAGAAACACTAACTAAAATTACAATGTTCGTAACAAAAAAGAGATTTGAGGAATTGGAGGGGAGAATAGACAAGGCAGAGCAAGTAGTGCGTGAGTTATATGAGTTAGCAAACACGCTAGGCTATGTCAGAAAAAGCAGGGCGGTGAAAGTTGGGGGTTGGTTCGGCGACCCAGACACCGCGAAGCTAGAGTATTACTGGGAGAAGAAGGGGGACAAAGCTACTCAGGTTCAAAGATTAACCGAAGAACTGTTTAAGGGGCTTACAGGGGAAGAGCTCTCAGGGGTCTCCATTGTCAAACCAAAGCGTAAGTACCCCAAGAAAAAGAATAAGGCAGGTCGCCCAAGGAAGAGTAAGTAGTTCTTTAAAATAGAGGTAGGTGGAGTGAGGGAGCCGACTCTTTGGGGCGGGCCTCGCAGGGCGTTAGACACTCTAGGACATCATAACGGCATAACCACTGCCCTAGGAATGTCAAAGGGCTACGGCAAAAGTGTGGGGAAGTCTAACCTCCCTCACTCCGCCCATCTCTAACTTAATAATAATTAAAACTAAAATGAGTAAAGAAAACACGTTTGGTGTCATTGGGATAATGGTTCTGGTGCTGTTTTTTATAGGCATTGTTGTTGGCCTAAACTTTGGTTGGAAGCATTACAAGGTGTGGAGTGCTGGCCAGGACGGTAAGGCGGAACTGGCACAGGCCCAATATAACCGACAGATTGCCGTTGAAGAGGCTCAGGCTAACCTAGAATCAGAGAAGCTCAATGCTCTTGCGGAAGTAGAGAGAGCTAAGGGGGCAGCAGAAGCTATTAGCATCGAAGGTGGAAGTTTGACAGAGAAATACATTCAATATCTATGGGTAAGGTCTAATCAATTCAACCAAGCAACGACTATCTATGTGCCAACAGAGGCAAACTTACCAATCTTAGAAGCTGGTCGCCTCCGATAATAATTAAAAGGAACATGAAATATGAAATAACAATCCGAGAATTAACACCATTTTCCGAAGAAGAGATGAAGGAAATAGACAAGCGGAACTCTTTCGGTTCGTACGATAACCCTCGTTGTTCAGACCGACCATTCCACGAGACAAGGGTGATGTATTCACAGGTAACGCCCGAGGAGTTTAAGGCCATTAAAAAGGCGGTAATAGACATCTTTTAACATGACCTACACAGACAACAATCCACTAGAAGGAGAGAACTGCTACCAAGTCCAAGCATTTGACGAAGCAGGGAACCTCTCAGAGCTATCAGAGGAGGTGTGTGTGGATCAAAGTGTAGATGTGGTAGGAGTGATATTGCTCTCAGTAGTCTTATTGGCGGTTATCTTAATAGCTATTTGGAAGAAATAACATGGACAAAATAACTCTAGCAATGATGACAGTAATTACGATTTCACTATCAATGATACTTATTTCACTGTCGTTTCAACTGGCTGTAGTGATTTGGAAAGCGTCACTTGCAATGCTATAAAATTATGACTAACTACAACAAAGAAAAAGAAATGTTCTTGGAGAGGTTTGCGGGATTAGCGTGGAAAGAAAAAGAGCAACTCTCCCAAGATAACCAGAGTGGTAATTGGCGAAGCTCTGACCAAGAATACTCCGAGGATAAAAGCACCTCAAAGTTTCACCCTGATAACCAGAGTGGGTGCTGTGAGAAGTGTTATGGCGAGGTTTTTGCTAGAGATAATGATAAACAAGGTTATATGCTTCCTCAATGCACCAAAGAATATAACTGCCCCTGCCACTCTAAGGACACTAACCAATAACTAATATGTCTACACTTAAAGAAAGATTTGAGTTCGCAAGTAGTCTGATGAGCTTCCCTCCTTTTGGCGAGGCTCAAAAGACTTTCATCCTCACCTTCATCTCCCAAGAAATAGAAAAGGCCAAGAAAGAAGATTTGGAAACCCTTATCAAGGAGTGTGGAGAATCATTTACTTGTCTAAAAAACAACTTAGACGAATGGCATGTGTGGGGTTCTATTAATGGCGAACCAGACAGACTTATCGTTAGAGAAAGCACCCCCAAGGAAGCAGTTCGCAAGTTCCTAGATTTACTTAATAAGGAGAAATAAGAAATGACCCACCCACTAGAGCTAGTTCTTATCAAGATGTTGGCTGAGGGCAAGATTGAGGATTACGATCTTAGTGATATTATAAATCCATGCCCATCAAAAAAATAAAGAATGTTGTTAAGAAGATAGTTAAACCTTTTGTGGACGCCCACAACAGGCAGAAAACAGGCAAGAAAAAGAAAGACGATGCCTACAGTGCTTATGGTGAAAGTTTGAGAAGTGGAAGATATAAATAGCCATTGAATGGGGTGATGTTTGTCTTAGCCTGCACTAGCTGACTACTTGTTAAGGTTGATACAAGTTCACCCCATTGAGTGGCTAAAAATATTGTGTTCCAGTGGTGTATAAAGATGCATGTGGATAACTGGTTTCGTGCTACTCTCATATTATGACTAAAGAGGCAACCATAATTATTATTCAAAGGGAGTTGGTCGGCTGGGTTGCCCTACCTTGTCATACGGTCAACTCCCTTTGGGTTGTAAAACTATGAAATGGTTTAAATTTTATGGGCAAGATTTCCTGACTGACCCGAAGATGAGGATACTTACTGTGGAGGAGAAAATGTGTTGGGTAGTTTTGATGTGCCTTGCTAATTCAGAAGATAAGGGAGGTTTGATTTCCTACATTAATGAGGGCGAGGTGATGCACCAAGCTGGTATTAAAGAAGGGACTCCTATGTGGGAAGAAACATCAGGTTTCCTTGAGAAATTCCAAGCAATGAAGATGATCAAAATCAACGTAACGAACGTAACGCAGGGTAGCGTTACTAACGTGCACAAGGCTGTGCAACATGAGGTGTTATTGATCAATTTTGACACAAGACAGGAGACAAACTTAACCTCAGCTGAAAGGCAACAAAGGTACAGAAACCGCTATAAACAAGGATTTAATGAGCGTAACGATAGTAACGCGGGGTCACGTAACGATAGTAACGCTAGAATAGATAAGAATAGAATAGATAAGATAAATACTTCCCGCTCACTACGTTCGCAAGAATTATTAGTAAAAAAAAAGCCATGAAAACTTACGACGAGAATTCATCCTATGAGGAAAAAGCTATAGACCTTGAGACAGGTGAGGTTTTGACACCAGCTCCGAAGAAAACAACCAACTCCATGCGCACCCTTCTTAACTGGGGCATTGAAAGGAGAGGGAGTTTGTTCCCAACCCCAATGAAGCAGTTTGCCGCGTTTAAACGTGCCAAGACTGCCAAAATCACTCCAGACCGCCTAATGGCCAGATGGGAGGAAATGGAACGAGATAAGTTCTGGCGAGAAAAGGGTTTTGATTGGGCAGACGTAGTTAATAGTTTTAACAAGAGACCATGACCATCCCAACCCCCTCTAATTCGCCCAAAATGGCACCAAGGAGAGACGTAAACCCAGAAGACGATACAACTACCGTCTCCCCCCTAAAAACGTATTCTGGTGACGATAAAATCGTTAGCTTTGCGGAGATAGCAGAGCGCATCAAAAACGGGCCCGATGAACTAAAAATTTATACAGGTTGGGAAGAATTCGATAAGCTTATAAAAGGATTCAGACCACAACAATTAGTGGTGGTGTCTGCATTGACCAAATCCGGCAAAACCCAGTGGTGTATGGATCTAACATCTAAAGTTTCAGAGTTTAATCCCGTCTGGCTCCCTTTTGAGGAAAGTGCTGATGAGTTGGTTAGAAAATATTTAGAACGAGGAATGGAGCCACCACACGGTTATACTCCAAACATTATGAGGGGTGGTGAGTTAAAGTGGATTGAAGAAAGAATAACCGAGGCTACGATTAAATATGGAAGCAAGATGGTCTTCATCGACCAGTTAGACTTCATCGTTCCTTTAGGGGGCGACAACCACGCCTTAAGGGTGGGTGAGGCAATGAGAACCTTGAAAGGGATAGCCAAGAAGTTAGATGTGGTGATTGTTTTAATTTGTCATTTGGTTAAAGCTAAGATGGAAACAACGCCAACGTTGGAAGACTTAAAAGGCTCATCTTCTATCGGGCAAGAGGCCGACACAGTTATCCTCCTTTGGAGAGAGGCCAAAAGAGAAAAGGGCCAAATGGTTGTAACCAATAACACGATTGTGTCCGTTCAGGCCAACAGAAGGCACGGCACAACAGGCTATGTCACAATGGTTTTTGATGGTAATAGGTTTATCGAAAGGGAGTGGAGACAAGAAGAATTAGTAGAAGAACAATTCAATGATTGGTGAGTTTAAACAACTGATGTGGTTCCTAGAAAGAATACAGCCATTAATGGAGGAAAGGGCTGGGCTTGTGGCGTGGCTAGAAAGACACGAAAACATTTATAACAAATACATTGATAACTACGCTCCTTGGCCGGTATCTGCTATAGAAAATCACTGGAAAAAAGAAGACGAATTAAGATCTGTAGAGTGGAAAATAGGTGAGGCTTGGAATAAGTTAAAGCAAAGAAAGTGATACTATAAGTAAATGGAAGAACTTCAAGCCTTATTTACTGAGACGATCTTTAATTATCGAATTACCTTAATTGAGGGGTACCACCAAGTTGGCCGGTTGGTCATAGATAATAAACTAGATATTGAGACTGTGGCTCTAGCGTGCTCCCAAAGGCCTAAAACTGTCCACTATTGCGTTGAATTAGTTAAAGCCTACCCAAACCTCAACTCTCTACCAGACGGCAAGAATGTAAGTTGGCACAAGTTAATAAAAACCCTCCCTCCCTATGAGAAGAAAAAGTAAAACTGATTTTAGAAAAAGGGCTGATAAACTTTGGAATCTTTGTAAACTTCTAACTCGCCAAAACCACGGCCTAAAATGTTATACCTGTGGGTCTTATGTTCAACACCCACACACAGGTCATTTTATATCAAGTTCTATATGCTCAACAGAGCTTAGGTTTGATCTAAAAAATCTCAGACCCCAGTGCTATGCCTGTAATATTTTTAGATCTGGCAACTGGTTAGAGTTCGAGAGGAATTTAATAAGAGATCATGGGGAAGAGTATGTGGCAGAACTAAAGAGAAGGAACCAAGTTACTAAAGGTTTAAAATACGATTCAATCTGGTATGAAAATAAGATTGCTGAATATGAAAGTTTATTAAAGGGGAAGCCGTAGCCTCCCCTTCTTGCTACCTTCGCTTCATACGCTGCACCCTTTTCAGGAGAGCGATGATTTCTGGCAAGGTCTTCTTGCCGAAGAGCATGTGGAACAGCTCGTGCTTGTCGTTCCACAGTGTCAGCAGGTTGCTGGCTTCGTTGCCTCCACCTCTACACTTCGGCGTGAGGTGGTGCTTGGTCTTGTACTTCCGTTCCCGAGGCTTGATTTCCCACGTGCCTCGGGACTTGGCCATGTAGTGCATAGACCTCCATCGGGCGGACGAGAGGACTGAACCGTTGACTGCACGCCTTACAGCTATGCTGGCCAACGTAGAGTTGCAGTTCTCCGCAGTGGTTGCACTTGATGGACTTCACGGCTTCCTCCTTTCGCCATCTGCTCGACATAGCAGTGGGGGTGCATGGAGAGGTTGTCCCCGTTACCGTTGTCGATAGAGATGCGGATTTCTGAAAGGCCGAATCTCAGGTTGCATGAGACGCAATACTCTGCGTTCTTCACGGTTCACCTCATGAGGAGAGAGCCGAGGAACACCCAGGGCCCGAAGATGAGCAAGAACGAAAGAACTACCCACCAGTTGATACGCTTCATGAAATCTCCTTTGAACGTTTCCTTTTATATCATAACACGACAACACAAAACCCCTTTACGAGAGGGGTTAAGTGGGCTCGCAAGAACTCTTATATTTTACGCCTTTTGGTCTTCTTCTGCAATAAAGGTTGCAGGTGTAGCTTCGCCATTCACATTGAGAGTGACTTCTACTTCTTCTGTATCTTCAGCGGTTACTTCTTCGTTTAATACTGTTGGTTCTAGTTCGTTTGGTTCCATGTTATTTAGTATCTACGCTACCGGCCTTTTCCCCAAAGCGATCAATGGTGCCAATGGCTGCGGCACCTCCCATTATTGATGCTATAAGGATCATTTCTGGTTGTCCAATAAATCCTATTGTTTCAAGATAGACAGCGATCGCAGCAATGGTGATTTGCCAGAATCTTGCGCTAGTTAAAAACGATAATTTTTCTATCATCTTGTAATTATTACTTATAAGAAACTTATTATATCACTATCTCCTTAATAGGTCGGAAAAATAATCAGCCACCCTAGCTGTTAGTTCTGCAATCTGCCTAACAATTCCAGCTATTTGTAGTGCTGAGACATTCTCAAAATAAGGCAAAGGATTAACTGCACCCAACATTCCATTATTTTGGAGGGTATTGTTGTACACAGGAACACCTTCCTCATAGGAGATGATTGTTACTGGTTTAAGTTCAAAGTGAAGGTGGTCACCAGTCGAGTAGCCAGTAGAGTCACACCAACCGATTAGGTCGCCAGTCTTTACCTTGTCACCCCTATGAATGTTAAGAGCAATGAAGTGCCAGTAGCGAGTCTTGAAGTGTTCGTCCTTACCTGTCTCTTGGCAGAACCATTTTCTATCAGTGACAATGCCGATGCCCAATCCCCTCGCTTCTTCGGTTTGTACCTCAGTCACGATACCTGAGTGGGTGGCGTAGCATGGTTGCCAACGATAAGCAAAGAGGTCGAGGCCATTATGACCATTTGTTTGTGTATATAAAGAACGGAAGTTTGCTGGGCAAGAAGCATTGGTTTCTTTTCTAACTAATGTCTTATTGTCGATAGTCGAGATACAAACAGTGTCGGCACCAAAGCCTTGATTAATTTTAAAAGGAGAAACTGGATGGTACAAGAATTTTTTTAACATTATTTTAATGTGTTTTTTATAGACCCAATATCATTTTTAATAACAGCTATATCTATTCTTACTGACTCTAGACTTGAGGCCACACCCTCAAGGATAGTAACTCTTTTTTCTAGGTCATTAAGCCTTGTTGAAAACGTTGTCCAGGAGACAATTACCATTCCAATAAAAACCAATATGTGCCAGTAGTCTTTTAGTGTTCTGGGTAGTAAGTCCATTCTTTTTTACTTAACATTTATTTCTTAATTATAACATTAACTTTCAATACCTAGAGTCCAGTTGTGTCAACAACTTCCCAGCTAACACCATCCCATATCTTTAGAGGCTTATTCCCAAATGCGGGCGCTGCGTTTTCTAGGGTCTCTTTAACCCAAGAAGTGCCGTTCCATCTTTTCAATATACCAGCATCAGCAACTTGAGATAGGGACAGCGAAGCTGATGGGCTAGTGGATGCGGATGGAGAAACAGATGGAGAGGTACTTGATGATGGAGATGGTGAACGACTTATAGATGAGCTAGGAGATAGAGAGGCGGATGGTGACACGGATGAAGAGGTGGAACTTGATGGAGATACAGATGGGCTGACTGAAGGGCTGACAGATGAAGAGCCCAAAGATGGAGATGGTGAAACGCTAGATGATGGGCTTACACTTGGAGATGTTGAAGACGAAGGTGAGACTGACGCGCTTGGTGACACGCTAGGGCTCGTTGAAGAAGAGGGAGATACTGATGAGCTGGGTGAAACCGAAGGAGATGTTGAGGAAGACGGACTTAATGATGCCGATGGTGAGACAGAAGGAGAAACTGAGGATGATGGGGAGACGCTGGCGCTTGGTGATACTGATGGGGAGGTTGATGATGAAGGCGAGACCGAGGCGCTTGGGCTTACAGAAGGTGATGTTGAAGAGCTTGGAGATGTTGAAGAAGATGGACTAACCGATGGTGATACAGAGGATGAGGGTGAAACAGAGGCCGAAGGGCTAACTGAAGGAGAGACAGAGGAACTTGGAGATACAGATGCAGAGGGAGAAACTGATGCACTGGCAGAGCTAGAAGGGCTTACTGACGCTGAAGGAGAGACAGAAGCCGAAGGGGAGACTGAAGGGGAAACAGATGAAGAGCCCACCTGCACAGGTCTCAACATTGCTGTTATCCAGCCCGTAGCACCAGAAGTCCATGTCCAGTTAAAGGTGTGGCCAACGCCATTAGCGACTGTGCCATTTGAGTCGTGAATACCTGTGCTGTTGTTTATCTCAACCCTTTCAGTGGTGTTTGTGCTTGGTGTTAGTCCTGCATTTGCAGAACCCGCCACGCCAACATGCCAAGAGCCGTCTCTGTCTGATGTATCAGCCTGACTTCCAGGAGTAGAACCGTCGACGGCGCTTGATGGAGTAGTTAGTGGTGATGTTTGGTCTACGCCTGAGTAGTAAACAGCACCAAGGTACATCACATCTGAGGAACTGATAGTCGCAAGGATTCTTGAGTTTGAGGTATTTGGTGCAACAAGTCTCCACATGGAGATCCTGTGGTTGCTTACTTCAACATCTAAATAACTTCCAACCTGTGTGAAGTTTTGACTACTACCACCAGAGCCATTGTCCCAGACCACGGAAGTTACTGTCCTGGAGGTATTTTCTGTACGGACAAAAGCAATGATAGCTAGGTTCGCACCAGATATTGAAAGGCTAGTTAGTTGGCGCGTAGAGGCCGACCCCGATACTGAACCAAGAGAACCTTCAAAGACAATCCCTGGCGGTTCAGAAGGACTTATAGAGGAACTTGGCGAGATTGACGCGGATGGAGAGACTGATGGTGATACCGAAGAACTTGGGCTTACTGATGCAGAGGGGCTGACGGAGGGCGAGACCGAAGATGAAGGAGAAACTGACGAGGATGGGGAAACGGATGGTGAGGTTGAAGAGGAAGGACTGACCGAAGCAGATGGGCTTACAGATGGGGAGACCGATGATGACGGCGAAACACTGGCAGAAGGAGACACCGATGGAGATGTACTTGATGAGGGCGATACAGATGCCGAAGGGCTGACCGAGGGTGAAGTCGAAGAAGATGGAGATATGGATGCGGAAGGTGAAACTGATGGAGATACAGAGCTAGAAGGAGAAATGCTCGCCGATGGGGAAACCGAGGGTGAGACGGAAGGAGACACAGAAGAACTTCCTGCTGATGTATAAAAGACAGTGATTCGCATGTGGTCTACAGCCGCGAAGTTTGATGCCGTGTCTGGTGGGGTAAGGTCAGCAGCAATAACCGCACCGAAATCTGAACTATTTACATCAGTATCAGTTAAGGTTAAGCCCCACAAATCTGTCGAACCTCCATAGCTAATGTAAGTACCCAAACCAGCAGAAGGCCATGAAGCACCAGTAGATTTATTGTCTCCCGATATGGTTCCTCCTTTTACTAGGCGTATACTATTTTCAAGGACATCACCGTCTAAGTTTTTGTCTTGTTCTATTTCCACCAACACACCATCTATCGTTGCACCAGAAGGAATAGAAAAGCCGAAGTTCGTGCCTTTTAGATAGTTCGTTGTGACTGTTGAGCCTGTAGCGTTCGAGGCAGTGGCGTTGTTGTTATCACTTGAGGTTATGTTCCCTGGGCCAGACCACGCAACAGTTCCAACTGCTGTATCGTTTGCCCCTGTTCCTGGGCTTCTTGTTTGTTCTCCTGGCGGGTCACTCGGAGAGATAGAGGATGATGGTGAGACAGAGGGTGAGACAGATGAGGATGGTGAGGCTGAGGCTGAGGGCGATAGAGATGGAGATACAGAAGGGGAAACCGATGAGGAGCCAGTGGCGGCGAGAGGAAAGGCGGCGATGACCCCGATACCCTCACGATTAACGTTAGTTGTCCAAGGCCCTCTTTCATCTGTGACAGCAGAACCAGCTTCGAGATAGCCGATAGTAGAGCGGTCAGAATTAACAAGTTCTGTAAACGTTCCGTCTATTGTGACCACACCAGCGGAGCCGTTGACCGAGCCGACCAAGATAATGACCGAAGCCCCAGAGGTATCAATGTTTCCTGATGTTGCTCCATAGTGCTGAGTGGTTCCAGTTGTGATACTGCTATCACTAATAGGCGTTCCTCCTTGGTCTAGTCCAGACCACTCCATTGCGACAACAATGAAGTTATCGTTACCAGAGGCGGTTACGTTTATGGTGTGAGTACCTGCGCTCGGCGTTTGAAGGTGGTAGATATAAGAACCACGACCGCTAGAAGTTCTAGATTTAACCAAAGACAAAGCTCCGTCAATGCTACTGCTGACAGTATAGGTACGAGTGTTACCTCCCGTATCATTGATGGTTACTACGATGTAGTTACTGGAAGAGACACCAGTTAGGACTGGTGCTGTTGTTGGAGCTGTTCCTCCTGTAACTGAACCTGTGGAGCTTTGGATTAAAGCCATTCGTTTCGATTATTTACCCTCGGAAAACTCAGTCTTTAGATTAGTTACGATTGTGTTGTACTCCTCCTTAGTGATGAGTTCCTTTTCATATTTCCAGTACGCCTCAGCTACCTTATCGTTAAACTCCTGCTCTTTTCTCTTAGCTGTTTCTTCTGGTGTCTCTTCTTTAATCTCTAGTGGTACTGGAGCACCAATCTCAATCTGAGAATAAATCTCATCTGCCTTATTGAGTCTGTCTAAGATGACTCTTACTGTGTGGCTTATAGAGTCCATGCTCGTGTGAGTACCTATGTTCTCTTGGAAAGAATCCTTGCCGTTGCTTATAGTGATAACGATTTGAGTTTTACCATTTACTTTTTCTTTACTGTGAAATATTGCTGTATACATTTTATTTAAGGTTAAACTTGAATATTGCTAATTATAACATTTCTACCCCACACTCCCTGAAGAGACCTTCGGCCTCTCGCTCTGTCCAGCCCCTCGTGTATCGCTGGTCTCTGAACTCATCAGGACTCCAGCGAGTATTGGTGAGGTTGTTGTCGTGTCGGATGTCTATGATTGGTAATTCTGAATGGAAGGTCTCGGACTTGAAGTCATCAATCCTCTCTTCCCTGTTATGAGTGCCTGGCTCGAAGCCCATGTTTCTGGTGAATCCTTCCTCCTCGACCCTTCTAACCCTCTCCCGATAGTGCTTAACTAACAAATCTCTATAGGCCACAAGACCTGAGACCTGCCTGCAATCATCGACCTTGACGGCCTTTTTACCATCGGTCTTCCACATATTGACGTTGTAGTAGTAAACATCCTTCTTTGGAGGGGTGAAGGCAAAGTGAGAGGGGTGGTAGATCACGTCATGCTCACACAAGAAGACAACCTCAGCATCAGACGCTTCTAAGGCGGCGAGAATCTGTTTGAACATGGTGAGATAGCCACGAGGTTCTTTAATGTGAATGTTCTTACCGAAGTCCATGGGTTTCAATGAAGCAGAGACTATTGGAAGATTGGTTTTCTTGAGTTGCTCCCTGACCTTCTTGGCTAGTTTGATGTTGAGTCTGTTGTCGGTGTAGTAGATGATTCCCTTCGTTGGGGTGTCGTGGAAGCCTGGTAATGGGGCGAACTTATCTAGTAGCCACTGGAAGTCATGCTTGGCGAGTTTCCAGTTATTCTTTTGGAACAAGTCCTTGGAATACTGGCGTGCCTCTCTAATCTTTGTTTCTGATTGCGGATATGGGAACCCGAAATCTCCACCCTGAGTCCTGAATAGGTGAGCGTACCAAGTTTTCTTGTTTATAATTACCCTTCCACCAGAAAGCCAAGTCTTGCACGCAACCTCAACCCCCTGCTGACCCCAACTACCAAACTTTTCTTCACAAATATCCAACTCCCAATACTTCTCACGAGTTAGCATGAAGCACGAACCTTGAATGGACATGCTCTCTACTAAGTCACCCACTTGCTTAGCCTTCCATTCCTGGTGGTACTGGAAATGTAAATCAGTATCAAACCTGTAGGCAGTAGACTGGGGTGACTTCTTGGCGATCCACACTACGTCTTTCTCAGTAGGCTTACCGCACTCCTTACATGGCCCAGATGGGCCTTGGTAGCGTCTGTGGCCCTCCTCACACACCCAATCGAACGCATGGAGGTTCCTCATAATAGGCACAACAGTCCAGTCATCTTGCATATCGGCCATGAGCTTCACATCGAAGCCTTTGTCGAAGGCACAATGCGCATCCACCTTCATAACGTACTTGGCCTTAGAGAGACGGCAAGCAAGGTTGGTGGCGGCTCTTTGACCGATGGCTTCTGGCAGATAGACCACTGTCACGTCTGGATGCTGGACTAGAGGGGGGTTAGCCCATTGGCCATCTAAGACAACAATGACCTCGGTCTTGCCTTCCTTATTAGCGCAAATATCCTCTACGGTTCTTGAGAGGAATTCTTCGTTGCGGGCGGGTATTAAAATTGAGAGGTCGTATTTCATTTTATTGTCATCCAACTTGGACTCTTATCCCCCTTATAAAGAGTTATCTCTGAGAACTTCTCATTGACTGCCTCAATCACGCCGAAGTTCATGTTGCCTCTTCGACAGTAGTCATGGCCCGAGATAATGCCCCCTTTCTTTACCTTGGGAAGCCATGCCTCAATGTCTGCCTTCACGCTCTCATAATCATGGTTCGCGTCGATATAGACGAAGTCTAGGGATTCATCTTCAAAGTCTTTGGCCGCGTCCACACTAAACTTCCTGATAAACTCAAAGTTATAGGTCTCCATTCTCTGCATAACCTTCTCATAGAAGCCATCGAGCTTGCTTTGTGTGACGTGTTCTCTGTAGCCCTTATAAGCCTTAAGTGGGTCTACGCCGTAGAGCTTATCGGCGGTTAGGCAAATAACCCTTGAGAACATGGCTTGCTCAACTCCAACCTCAACCCCAACCCCCTTAAAGAGTTTGGACAGGTCTTCTCTATTTTGCTGTATTTCGTTTAATTTCATTTAGTTTTTCTTTCCAATTAGCTGGCCAAGTTGGCATTGGCATGAACCTCTCTATCAGCCACGATAGGGGATAGATTTGTTTGTGCCACATCTTATCGTTATAGAGCCACTCGTTGGCGTAGCTTGCCCCTTGAACCGCCCAGTGCTTAGGCATCTGGTAGCCTCGGCCCTCCTTCTTTCCTTTATGTAAATGTGCGTACCAAGTTTTCTTATTTCTCATCACCTTGCCCCCAGAGAGCCAAGTCTTGAAGCCAATTTCTTGCGCCTCATTCCAAAATGGCCCCCAGTTCTCGTCGTCCATCAGCTCCATGTCATAGAAGTGATCTCTGTGCATAAACCAGCAAGAGCCTTGGAAGGAAAGCTCCTCGTCGATGTCATACTTGGGGTCTCTTCTGTCGATTATCTTCTGAGTCCAAATTCTTCCATTAAGCCCAGGCCCACCGAAGTCAGCAGGGTTGTCTGGGAATGAGAGGTAGTTGTAATCAACGTCTGGCTTACCAACATCTTGTATACACCAATTCTCTGCATCCAACCTCTTTCTCCTAGGAATCACAACCCAGTTAGGTTCGCAGTCTGCCGCGAGCTTCACGTCAAAGCCCTCATCAACCATGCAATGTCCATCAATCTTCATGATGTACTCGCCCTTGGCGATGGCCACAGCAGAGTTAATACCAGCCCGCATACCCTGTGCCTGACCTTTGTGGATGTATCTTACCCTCTTGTCTTCGACTATCTTCTCAGGCCAGTAACCGTCTAGATTAACAATGATCTCAATCTCACCTCTGGCGTTCTTTAATAGCTCCTCAATAGTTGGGTTTAGGTATTTCTCGTTTCTAACTGGTAGTACGATGGAGACCATTATGCCGTATCGACCCAAAGGTCATTTAATGTTGGATTAGTTGGCTCGGTACTTGAAACTGTTAGGGTATTTTTAGCCCCTGGGGTTCCATTCAACCAGAATGTCCCCCCTGATGATAATTCATCTAGTTGAGCCTGAAGACCCATAGCCAATTTCCTAAAATCAGGCATCCCCATAATGTCTATATTCTTCTTAAAACTTTGAGCAATATAATCCTCAAACTCTTTTTTCAAAGCCTCAGTCCTTTCGGATAACTTTTCCTCCACGTTTTCCAATACATCATCTTTGTGGGAATCTAGAGTTTTTTCTACATAACCCCTAAGTTCTGATTTACTACCTTCAAGCTCTTCTTTAAGGATAGAGTCGTCGTATTCTTCTCTGTTTATGACAGTCTCTTTAATAGGTTGGACTATCTTCTCCACAACTCTTTCAACCACCTGTGGCGGTGTGCTCTCAAAGACATCACGGGCTATATACTCAACATCTTCTCTTGTTACTATGGCTGATAGGGTTTTATCCTGCTTGTCCAATCTCTCACCAACCTTTTTCATGATCCTACCCTCAACTGTTTCAACAAAAGAAACTAGGTTTCCAGGATCTTTCTTGACCTTTAAGTAGGTCTCTTTGGCCTGGATATAATCTTCCACCGTGAAACCTGCCCTTGTTACAACTTCTTCCCTAACCTTAGACAAAAGTTCTGAATACTTATCACCAGCAGGGGTTATTCCCGCTGAGAGAGTTTCTTTCTGAACTTCCTCATAAGCCTCTTTTAAAACCCTAGCTATCCTTTTAAAATCAGTTAATTTCATACTTTAATTATACTATTTATTGAATGGATTACCTGTCGAACCGGTATTTGGAGTATATGTTTGAGTTCCTATACCAAAGAATCCTGGTACTCCCACAGTAAAGATGGCGTCTGGGCCAAACTCATCTATAGCGGCTTTCATATCTTGAAGATAAAGCGGGATGGTACTTTCAGCTATTTCTCCAGTTAGAGTTAATTCTTCACCAAATAACTTCTGACCATCGAGCAATTCAGCTATAAGGCTTGGTATTGGAGCGAGCTTGCCTCTAAAGAATTGCAAAGCCACATCACCTCTTGATGTGAATGGGTATTCCTTCTTGCTTAGATTTACAATTTCTCCCTTGGTATTTTTTCTTTGGCCAGAGGCAACTTGGCTAAACACTCTAACCCACTGTTGGAAACCTCCCCATATGTCCCATCTGGTGTTTCCAACTTTTATCTTTCCAAAGTCTGTGCTTCTTGGATCTAGGCCCACTTCTGCACCATTAGCGGCGGCTATAGCCAAAACTGTGCTGCCCGCCCCTACAAATTGGGCAAAAGACTTCATCATCTCTTTTCTAACTGGTGCCGGCTGTTTGAAGTAGTAAACTGGGTTTAATAGTTGGAATCTAGATGCAACCAATCTAGGTGAGAAAAAGACAGTGTTCATTTCAGCAGCAACACGATTAAAGGAGCCGAGATCTCCTCTGCCTGTGCCATTATTTACGAACTTGGCTAATGATCTTAAATTCTCTGGAGTTGCCACACCTTCTGCCTCAAACTTTGTGGCTAGATCAGTAAAGACATCTACTCTAAGTTTATTTAGATAACCCACATAAGAACGGGAACTGGCTTTTATGAGACTGCCCCAAATTGGAATCTTTTCAGCTAAGTTACTCATAAACGCCTCCTCCCTACCAGCTAAACCATCGACAGCTTTATTTGGGTTGGCAATATAGAGACCAGAATCTTTCATCATCTGATACTTTGGATTGTTGGGAATATCTAGCAACCATTGATTGAAATTTTTCTCACTAAAGAAGTCTTTAAACATCTCGCCCATAGCTGGAAGAGATTTACTTGGCTTAGTTACAGTAAACAAGACCCCCTGCCTTAATGGGGCACTCATGTCTATAGAGGTCATCATGGAGCGAGGGACATTTAAAACATCGGTTATGCCTTGGCGAACCTTTTCCCAGTTGGATTTTTGAGAGTCTATAGCATCAACAAGCTCTCTTCCAAATACATCTTCTAGTAATGAAAGCTGGCTTCTTGGTGGAACCTTACCTTCCATGAGAGACCACAAGCCGTCGTGGGCTGATATTTTTTCATAGAAGTTTAAGTTCTTATTGTTTGTGATCCCATTAAATAAATCATCAACGTCCTTCTGTTCAAACTGACCTCTTAACGGATTAAATGTTGGTTTTTCTGCTAGTTCTCCAACTAAAGAGCCCCTTGCCGCTTTTGCCCCTTCTTCTCCACCCCGAGCTAGAGCCTCTGTTCCTTTTATTGCTCTAGATGCCCTGGCCGCTGTATACGCTGACTCAAGACCTTCTCTCATGGATTTCACACCCCTAATCCCAGCGACACCTTTAGCGCTAGGTGAACCTTTTATTGCTTGAACAAGCTTTTGAGCGGCCGTTAGACCTTCTGTTGCTACAGTTCTGCCTGCTCTGCCTCCTGGTATTGCATCTGCTAAACCAGCAAAAAGACCGAGGGCTGGGTCTATCCTTCTTGGTTTATCTCCCCCTATGCCACCTCTAAATTCTTGGCCAACAGATGTTGGGGTAATTGCTTTGCTTGTCCCAAACAACTCCTGCTGAAATTGCCCTGTTGGTGTAAAAGAACCAGGGGTCAAAGCTGACGCAACACCAGCAAAAGCTCTTAATGCTGGTTGTCCTACTACTTTAGAGAAAGCCGCAGGCAGGCCTTTAATGGTCTCCTTTAAGAGATTGGGCTTTTTATATTCATCTCGATCAAAGGGGTTAGCCATTTCATCTGTTGAAATAATCAGGGTTAGAGTCGTATATCCTACCTCCTAACCAATTAGTGACACCCTTCCAGGCATTTTGTATAAAACTTTTCTGTTCTGTTTTTTGGTTAGCTGGTATACGACTGATTAGGTAAGCCTTAACAACGTCAGGAAGATTGCTGTCTTGTATTTTTTGTTCGGCATCTTCCAATAACATAGCTTCTTGTATAGACTTGAGATACGCCGCAGAAGAACTTATGTAGAAGTTTTGTACTTCTGGATCTAGAGAAGTAAATTGATCTAATTCAAGACCCGCATTCACCGCTCCCTTGTTTAGTTGAGTTGTAGTAAATCTATTAGAATCCTCGGTTACACCCATTCTAACCAACTTACTTGCAGCGCTTTCTAAGGTGCTATTCATATCTAGATCAACACCATACTTAAGACTCCACTCTGCTAGGGTTTCTGCTCTTCTAACATCTGCCTCATGTTGTTCTCTGGTTAAAGTAAAGGCTTTATCCATAGCATCTTGATACTGACTATCAAGACGAGAGATGGTGTCTTGGTTCATGTCATAGAACATTGAGAAGGTGTCTAATTTAAACTTAGTATCATAAGTAGCATCTTGAATGGCCTGGTCTATGTAGTTCTGTGCCTTATCGAAATTACCCTGTCTAGCTTCCAGATTCGCAGTTTTAGAGTTAATATTTGCAGACATCTGATTAAGGCGAATGGCGTAACGCCTTTCCACAGCAATAGAGCCCACACGAACTCCCTCCGTGGTCATCTGCCCGTTTTCCTGTAGACCAGCTAATTCCGTGTCTCTAGCAGCGACAATCTTATTGTACTCTTCTTCAAGTTTACCAATTTCAGCAATCCTAGAATTTTGTTCAGCGTAAAATTTAGCTGTATCTAAACCAGCTTCATCTTGGAGCTCTTTTCTTTGTTCTGATATGGAGGGTGTTGAAGATAGGAATTTCGATACAGCGCTTTGGCCTTCTTTCTGCACCTTCACAGCCTGCTCCCTTTCTTTGTCTAGATTTTTTGCCTCTTCTTCATACAAAGTTTTGAGGCCAGTGATTCCCGCTGAGGCGTTAGATATATTACCCGTTGTTGGCGTTAATTGAGGTAGTTGGAGTGGGGCTACCGAGGTGCCCTGACCCGCTGTGGTAGGGACTTTGAATCTGTCTAGATTCATGCCTAAATTGCTACCTTGCTGGACAAGATAGTTGGTATACTCTGGAGTTCCTATTGCTGGTGGTTGCATTATCTTATTCTATCTATACTCTCTACACTATCTATAATAATATCATGCAACTCGTCTCTACCTTTAAATTGCATACAAATCTTGAACTGTATCCATGGGTTAGTAACTTTTAGGCCTGTTAAGGAATACTGGGGACCTCTTGAAGAAACCGTATCTACTTTTTGCCAGTTTTGTAACCTGGCAATGGCTGTTCCTGTAGTTACACCTGTGAAGGTATCGTCTAGGGTGACAGTTCTGGTACCCGCATTGTTTACAATGGAAGTAATGTGGGCGCACTTACCAGCCCCAGTTCCTCTGATTATTTCAACCTCATAACCAGTTTTAGTATCAATATCGGAGGTGGTTGTGAATGTGTTGGTAGAAGTCCAGGTAATAGTAATCCTTTCTGGCTCAGGATTATCAGTCCTGTACTTTATGTCTATCCTATCTCCAGAATCTAAGAACCTTTTAAATCTAGTGATAATCCTAGAGAATGTTCCGACAATATCAGAAAAGATTTGCGGGGTCACAATGTACCCATACTTCTGGACAGTATCTAGTGAGTTGTCATAAAAGATTGATGAGGCTGTCGCTGTGGCGCTTGTATAGTAGGATGCCCCAACAAGTAATGTGCCGTCCTTGGATGTGCTGGTTGAATTAAAGTCTGCGTAAAACAATGCACCAGCATTGATGATTTCACTCTGACCATAGTCTGTTATGGCACTGGAGACTGGGTCATAACTAATAGAATATTTATGCACCAGACTTCCATCCCTACTTAACTCCCAAACTCCAGAAGGTAAATTTTCTTCCTGAGTAGCGTTACTGTCTTCATTTTGCCCATTAATTAACATTAGAAGAGTACCATTCTTTGTAAAAAGGACTCCGTTTGGGTGGATGAATGGGCTAGGGTCGGAACCGTAGGCCGAAGAACCTATATAGGGCAACCTATTTTTAAAAGGAAATCTACCTGCCTCTGTGAACCCAGAACCAGTAAATTCATAAATAACACCATCGTTTCCGATTGCTATGGGAACATCCCTCGCCTCATCTATTGCGATTGCTAAAACTGCGGTACAAGGTAATTTATATTCCCTAGAAACTTGGTTAGATATACCATCCCATTGCAATACAGAGCCTCTAAAGTTGGAGGCTTGTTTAGTTTTAGTAGCAATCCAAACAGAATTAGAGGTCGCTTTTATGTCGGAAAAATTGCGGTAAGAATCTGCGGGTAGGGTATAGTCACCATCTGTTAGGTGTGTATAAGAAGAATTTATGGACTCTATTCCCACATCTGTCACATATACTCGATCATATTTCTTAAAGTAACACATTTTATGAAGAGAGGAACTGGTCATACCAGTAATCCTATCTGTCCAAGTACCCCCGTTGGCGGCAGACAATGAGCGCATTTCTTGATCTGATGTTGCCAATAAAACACCCCAAACACTTAGAAGGTCAGATTGGGCAGTATAGTCCGTGGCTGCGCTTGTTGAGGTATCAGCAGCAAAGGCGTCGCTTGGTAAGGCTGAATCATTGGTATTTCGGTAGATTGTAGTTCCTACAATAGAATAGAGCCTAGTGCCGAATCTCTCGAAAGCTACTGGGTATCTAGATGAAAAAGAAGTAAATTGGGTTGAGTTGAGTTTTAATCTAGGTGAAACCCTAACCTTGCTTAAATTAGACTGAAGATCAATGTTAAATGTAGACCAAAGGCTACCCACAGCCTCGCCTCGGTTTATCTGTTTCCACCCAACTTGTCCTGGGATTTTTATCGTCATATCTTTGTAATGAACTGCTTACCTGTTCCAGCATCGGTTATGTTCACAGCAGAACCGTCTTGGGAGGTTGATATTTTAAAGGTATAACCGTCAGAAGATTCGTCTATTACATAGTAAGTGGTATTGGTTGTAATGCCAGCTGGGGCAGCATCACCCGTTAGAAAGTCCACATAGAATATAACCTGCTCGTCATTCGCAAACTTATTGCTAATGGTTCTGTCTGTGATGGTGATCTCATTGGTGGCTGGGTTGGCCGAATACCTAATATACTGGTTTGTTACACTGAAATTCTTGTCCCCTTGTTTGCCAAGCAGTATTGGTAGGTAGTGCGAGGAGGCTCCTGAAAAAGTTAAAACAACCTCTTCTGTTATTCGAGGGAAATATTCAGCTAAAACATCTAGACTTACTGGGTCTAGTGGAAGGGAGATTTGTTGCTGCTCTTTTTGTCTTTTCCACTCCTCAAGAGCTTCTATTCTTCTTAATAGTTCTTCATTATCCATTATGTATATCTCCTCCAAGTCCTACGAGAATGAGGTTTAATAGTTGTTTTATATTGAGGTGCCCAATTAGAGTAGAACTTAGACATGCCTCGCTCTAGACGTATTTTCTGGCCTAGCAAGAAATCTCTATGACTTTTATCTTGGACGAAATCTATGGATGCTGCATAAGAGAGTATCCTATGATAAGGAGCTGCAAAACCTGGTGATGTTGAGGTGGCTGTTGGTGAGACGGCCGACACGTCTCTAGATAAAATAACAGCCATACCAGATGCCATTGTGGTGAAACCCGTTCCCGGGGCTGGTAATAGTCTTATTTCAGCACCTTCAAGCATATACTTGATAGGTAGGCCTGTACCTCTTAAATATTCCTCAGGAGATAGAACCATATCCTCATAGGTAATTGGGGACAACTTAGACCAGTTTCCTTGGCTATCCTTAATTTCCACACCTCTTACTCTAAGAGCTGTGGTTGGTATTAAATAGCTCGCAGAGGCATTAGCTATGGTTCTATAAGCCTTTGATGAGCCAGTATTATTTCTGTCATCGAAGGAATAGGTGGGGTCTGATTCCCAAATAAGCGTAGCTACACCTTGGTATGCTACCTGCATATTTCTCATCTTATCTGCATCAGAATACGACCCTGAGGTCGAGCCACAGTGGAAGTCTACATCAGCTCTTAATTCACTCCAATTCATACTGGTATTATACCATTATGAATTGTCAATCAGCTTTTTTATGTGATTAGCTGAACGAAGCAGTGAGTCAAATGTACCTGCATCAGACCAGAATCCGTCATAGTTATATACGGCATATCCCCCTTGCTTCAAACACCAGTTATTAAGATCCGTTACCTCTAACTCGCCACGAGCTGAAGGCTTTAAGAGCTTAATGTAATCAAAAATCTCCTTACCGTAATGGTAGATCCCTGTTACGGCAAGATTTGATTTAGGGTCTTTTGGTTTTTCAACAATAGTACCCTCATAATAAACCCCGAACCTTTCAGGGTCAGAAACCTCCTTTAATACAAAGCCCTTGGTGTCTAGTCTTGGTGCGGGTGAAAAGATGTTATCCCCCAAAATAACAACGAACGTTTCGCCCACAAAATCTTCAGCCAAAGCTAAGGCTTGCGCGATACCCCCAGCCTCTTTTTGGACTCTATAAGTTAAATTTACACCGTAATCTGAGCCGTCACCAAGAAAGTCGGCGAAATGACCTATATTCTCCCCTCCAGATATAAGCAGGATATCTTTAATTCCCATCTGTTTTAATGTCTCTACTGGATAGAGAACCATCGGTTTATTATAGATGGGTAAAAGATGTTTATTTGTCAGCAGGGTCAAAGGCCTAAGCCTTGTTCCATTACCACCAGCTAGAATTACTCCGCGCATTTTAATATTTTACTAGATGAATAACGTTTAGTTTTCTCCCCAGGTATTTTAACATCTATCTTGGTAAGCTTAAATTTCTTAGCAGCCTTTTCCTCCACTGGCTCAAACCCATCCCCAGAAGCTATGGCGTCATACTTAAACTTCTTAAGATTATCTGATGGATCTAGAGAGTCTTGAGCTATGACCTCTACATTACCAATGGCTATCCCCACTGTTTCTAGGATGTATTTCCTGTCTTTAAATGGGACTATCTCGTCCTTATACCCCTCAAGCGCGTTGGCGGTAAGAAGACCAACCGTTACAAAACCCTCCTTAATAAGCTCTTCAAGAACCTTTATATGACCTACAGTGAGCACTCTACAGCTCATTGGGAAATATATCTCTTTCATGTTAATGCTCTCATTATATCCATTTCCGTGACCTCATATGGATAGTCTAATAACTTTGGATTGTTGATAGCTTCCTTGGCTATCTTTTTACGACTGAATTTATATTGTGGAAGTAGTGGTTTAACAAAGGATTTAATCTCAAAGCCAGCCTTCTCAGCAAAATAACTAAGAGACATACCACAGGCTATGCCATGAGGTATGCCATAAATGTCTGTTAGAGGATAAGACACAGCATGGCAGACGTTGGTGGGGGTTATGTTTATGGCTCTACCAGAGAGGTTGGCGGCTATCAGCATATCCATTCTAGCCTTTGTGTCTTCTGGATCTTTAACGCATTTATAGAGGCTTTTAATAACCAACTCCATGGCCGCTGTGGCATAAGAAATACTTTCTAAGTTAGCCTTGGTAGACCATATAACTTCTAGTGACTGGGATAAGGCATCTAGGCCAGAACCTATGGTGTGCTCTCTTGGTAGTGTTACGAGTAGATTTGGATCTAGGATAGAACTATCTGGGATATACCTTTCATCTATAAACGTTTTCTTTTTTCCATCTACAGTTAAGACAACATACTTTGTGGCCTCGCTGCCAGTACCTCCAGTTGTTGGAATAGCTGTGTGCTTAAGATCATATCGTTTGGCTACCCACTTACCTACATCTATAGTCGAGCCACCGCCTCTTGAGATTATTTCAGTTGTGCCGACGGGGACAACAACACTATTAGCGTACTCAATCGTTGGGTTGGCAGGAACATGTTCAATTATGAAACGTGACATTTCTTCATAAAATTAACTGTTATTTCCTCTGGGCTAATTTTAGGCCTACCCAAATCAGGTCTTGACCCTAGCTCTACATCAATAACTCTGAAGTTATATGTCTTCGGAAGATACCTTCTTATGTCATCAAACGATGTTGGTTGGCCACCAGTTGAGTCGTGGGCGCTATTATTTAAGATGTAGACATAAAGATTCCTAGGGAACAACTTCATGTATGTCGCCAAGCTACCCATACCCATCAAGAAGTTGCCGTCCCCAAGTAGGCAGATAACCTTCCTGTTGGTGTTTTTGGCAACTCCTATAGCTACCCCCAAGGCTCTTCCCATTGCCCCAATAAGGATAAAGTCATCGGCAGGTTCACCTCTTTTTTCACGCAACTCATACAATTCTCTACCAATCTTGCCGTTGCAAGCTATAACCAAGTCTTCCTTCCTTAAGGTATCTAAGATTAGATTTATTGTTGATTCTCTACTAGCCATGTATTTCTGCATTTATCTGGTAAAGTTCCAATAATTGCTTGAGGAAGTCTGTTACCATCTTGTGCTGTGGCTCATCCTCTCTTACAAACAAATGTAATTCTATTGGGATTCCTTGTAGTTGGGATAGAGTTATGATCGTATCAAGGGCATTCAATAAGCCATTTTCTCCCATTGCAACCTTGCAAGTTCTGCCTGTAACTAAGTATTCACCACAAGCCAAGGCTACGGCTTCAGCTTCATCAGTAGCCACAAAATAGTCCTCGTGGTTTAGCCAGTCCTTCATCTTGCTAGTTGGTACTATGTAAGTGCTCATTTCCCTACAATGTTAAATATCTCTTCTACAGAACTTAATTCTACTTCTTCACCATTTAAGAATTTCTCCATAGCTCTAAGAGATGCTCTTAAGAGGTGGTTGGCATCAATGACTATGTCGAATGGATGGACGTCTGGTAGTCTGTAAGTGGTTGGTACCGCTATTAAGGTTATGCTTGGGTGATTTTTCATAAGCTCCTCACCAACTTCCATAACCTCTTTGGCATCTACCTTTTCCTTAGAGTGAACCATTATCCCATCAGCCCCAGCATCTATATAGGCCTCCGCGCGAGCGATGGCCTCAAACTTTGACCTCTTGGCAATCAATGACTCAAGTCGGGCGAATATCTTCATGCCCTTACAATTCTGCTTAGCCACCCTAATCTTATCTCTGAACACATCCACATCTTCTAGTGGTTGAACATTCTCTTCCAACAATGAGTTCTTCTTAGCCCCCTTCTTATCTTCCATGATTATGGCTGTGGCTCCAGCTTTTTCAAACCACCTAATAATGAAGGGAAGGTGTTCTATCTGGCCTCCATTATCTACATCCACGATTATAGGCTTGTCGGTGATTCTTGAGATTTCCTCCACCAAATCCACCCTCTCCTTGAGAGGTACCAATTCATTGTCTGGTAGCCCCTTTATAGCGGCGTGAGTAAGGGATGAAACCCAGACAGCGTCATAGTTTGATTTGTCTGCCAAAAGAGCTGAAAGGCCTGAATGTACTTCGATTACTCTCATTTTATTGATACGTTATTAACCTCATCTCTAGTAATAGATCCCTTAGCGTGCATCTCTGGATAAGTGTCCCCGTGCCTTCTATCTGTCTTATCTTTCCAGTTGTCGAAATAGGTAAAGGCTAAGTAATCTTCGATTGGGCCTGGAACAAGGTACTTCTTTTTGTTTAATTTGATTGTGTCTAGCTTCTCGTAGAACCTCGTAGGAGAGGCTATAAGCTTCATAGCGCCGAGTTTGGGTGTGCAGACGTACTCTGGGCCATGTTGCGGACAATCCTCAGCCTTAAAGAAGAAGATGGTGAATTTGAAGTTACGCTCACAAACTATAATACCTGTCTCAGAATCTCCGTTGTAACCTATCTCAGCTGGCTCCATACGGCCAAAGACATTGAAAGCTATTTGCTGAGGTTCAAAACCCAAGTCGTACAAACTCCAACCAATCGCCTTGCGCGTCTTGAGGTCGATAGGATCAATGACAGCGAGATCAATGTCATTGTCATCTGGAAGAAAGTCACCGTCCCTGTGGAAGCCAAGAGCGACGCCGTAAACAACCAAAAACCTAACGCCATACCTCTCAAAAACCTGTCCAATATCCTCAAGGTCTTTAATTCTTTTGTCATTTGTCATATCATTCCAAATTTTATTGGAACATCGGCAGGTATATTTTTAACGGCTATACTTCCTACAACCATATCCTTATGGCTAGGCCAAAGCCCAGTTCCAGGTCTTTTAAACGTTATCATTTCTTCTGTAATAACGGTGTCCTTTGGTATTGGCACCTTAGACACAATGCTTCTTTTATCGAACTCTCTTGTGTGTTTTTCACAATCAAACACTACCCTAGTACCAGAGCCAAGCATGTTCTGGGCAGCCCTTACCCCTTGAACCAAGGCTTTTAATTCTGGTGGATCTACTGATAGCCAATGGTCAGCAGTAGTTTTCATGGTCTTATCAAGAGTGAAGTGTTTTTCTATTACAATAGCTCCAAGAGCTGAGGCTATAAATGGAGCAGCTAACCCTAATGTATGGTCTGAGAAACCAACCTGGCATTCTGGAAATGTATTTCTGAGGGATTTTATAACATTTAGATTGGCATCATCGTTATCTGTAGGGTAATTCAATATACAGTGCAAAATAACAATTTTATCGTTACCTTCATCTAAGATGGCCTCTACTGACTCTATGATCTCTTTCATTGTAGAAGCCCCTGTAGAAAGGAAGATAGGCTTGCCGAATCTAGCCACATGGCGAAGGAATGGAATATAAGACATGTCAGATGAAGCTATCTTAAAAGCCTTCATACCCATCTCATTGAGCTTATCTGCTGCTTCAATAGAGAATGGAGTAGATAAAAACTCAATACCAACTGACTCACAATGCTTTATTAGTTCTGGGTACTTCTCATAAGGAAACCCCCCCAAGACTTCATAGGCCTGATGTTGGTTCATGCCATCAGCACTTTCATGTTCCCAAAATTTTGGAGTACCCTTACACACAAGCTCGTCAGCTGTGTAGGTCTGGAACTTAATAGCATCTGCGCCTGCTTCAGCCGCAGCCTCTATGGCTTTCTTAGCTAATTCAATATCGTTACCGTGATTAACACCAAACTCTGCGATGACGTAAGGTTTGTCTAGGGTTTTATTCCCAATCTTTATGTGGCGGTGTTTTTGAAATGATAAATCCTTCCCATCTTTTTCTTTCCTCTTCATTCTTTGTGATATTTCCATTATGTTGTCTATAGTTATAAAGTGGCAAAGGAATACGGAAACTATCGAAATTTCTTATATATCTTCTTAAAAGATCGAAGTCCTCAGCATTTCTAAGCTTCGGATCATACAAGCCTAAAGATTCCATGTATGACTTCCTAAACATTATTCCTGCTCCATGTCTGAATAGCAAGTCTAAGGTGTTGATAACTACCCTCTCCATTGGGTTTTCCTCAGCATCAACTCTTATATGGTCACTATAAGTGAAGCCAATTCCCTGGTTGGCCAACAATATCTCTGAATGAAACAGGAGACAGTTTTCTTTTATATAGTCATCTGAGTCAACTCTTATAATAAAGGAGCCTCTAGCGGCCTTTATGCCGATATTAGAAGCCTCTGCAACGCCTACATTGTTTTCTAGAAATATAGGGACTACTGGATAAGATTTAATTACTTCTTTAGAGTTATCTGTAGAGGCATCATCAACAACAATAATTTCATATCTATCCTTTGGTAGAGACTGTTTTAGGCAACTTCTTATGGCCCGGCCAACAAACTTCTCTCTATTATAATTCGTTATGATAACACTTACGTCTATTGCCATTGTTTTAAAGCTTTTATGTAATCTTGGTAATTGTGGATATCCACACTTGGGTCAACAATTAAAGCCTCTGGGTGAGGATCAAATGGGTCTTGATAATGTTCAAGCAACCACTTGCTAATCCCCCAGACAGAACCATATAAAGGATATTTCCTGTCGTGGTAGGTGAGGCCCTTATCCACTGGATGGCACGTCATCACCTCACTAAATCCTTGAGCCATTAAAGTCTTAACCTTATTTATTATGTCAGAAGAGACTGTTGGACTACAAGCCTGGACAGCTACGATTGAATCTATATCGCCCATTTCTTTTAGGGCGTGTTGATAGACAGGTATGTTTGGTGTATCTCCACACAAGTCTTCATCTCTCCAGATCGGTTCTGCTCCAGCCATGCGGGCTATGTTCAATATTTCTTGGTCATTTGAACTAACAAAAGTCTTATCGAATATCTTTATACATTTTTCGACATTCCACATGAACATAGGTTTCCCATGAAACTCCTTTAGATTCTTACCCTCAAGCCTTCGGCTGTCTGATTTAGCCAATATCAATCCTACTGATTTGTTCATCTTTAATTATTTTGTCGAATATCTCGTAAAGTGGCTCAAATGGCATCTCGAAGTGACATGCCAACTCGGCCAAACTTTTCTTACCATCCACGGTGTAGAACAAATAATCAAAGTTAAGGTTCACAACCTTAGCTGGTGACTGGATGTTATACCTAGATCTCATTAACGGGCCAAAGAAATTCCTTTTTGGAATATAATCTCTTTCGTAGATATCTATAATGCTTCTAATCAAATCACCAGTTTCTTCTATCTTCTGGTAGTCGATCCTATCTGGGGTGTCTTTATCGGTATGATATTCAGGGTAAGGCCACCTAGTAAGTAGGATTCCTGGAATGCGGAGTTGTGGGTCATTGAATGCCGTCTCATCTGAGCCTATAGATGTGCGGAACTTACCCTTACGATACTGTTTACCTGCCATCTGAAGGGCGCAATGAGCAACCGCATTTATCCTGTGGCTTTCGTCAAAAGACTTTTGCATCATGATAGAGTTGTCGTTCCCACAAATATCTACAGCTATTACAAATTCTACATTGCTTAAGTCTTCATTGTAGATATAGGCCTGAGAACCTATAGTCTCTGGGCAAAAGACAATCTTAACAGTGTGCTTACACTTAAGTTTATTAACTAGATCCATTAAACAAACTACCCCAGATAAATTATCATTAGCCTGATGTGGGTGATCTAGATGAGCGAATAGAAGAATCTCCCTATCACTTTCTCCCTTAATTGTGTGAACCCCATACTTCAATATCCCATCCTTAAACTCAGTGTCTATAAAGACCTCATAATCACCCTTAGCCAACTTCTTCTTAGGAGCAGAAAAACCCCATTCTCTATCGTAGAATTTGAATGTATAAGGTGTTGCATCTCCTTCTTCTGGAGTAAATATATGCTTACTTAACTCTTCTTCAGATACAACCCCCTTAAATGGAGCTGAATAAACCACCAATGATAGAGGGTTCTTGGAGTAATCATAGATTTTCTTTCCTTTATATTTTACCCAGGCTTCTCTAACTATCCATTCATCTGGTATAGCCCAAGTTCCGAGATCGGCTCCTTTAGGTATTTCTTTGATTTCTAACCCAATAAGAGTATTGATATACGCCAGAGCGTTATCGTAACCAGGCCCGACCAGTTGCCGATCAAACTTAAACAGAGTCTCTAGGGTTTCTTTCATAGTGTAGTTATGTAGACTTTAAAATCTGGTATTTCTCTTATCTCAGCTCCTAGAGACTCTAGAAATGCTTTAGTAGATGGTCTCACAGAATGGCCGAAAATGAAAGTCCCCTTTGTGCCCTCATGTTTAGCCTTAAGATAAATGCCCATTGAATCCTTAGACCAGGAATAATAGACATCTGCTTGGGGTAATGGGTAAAAGTAACTATTGTTGCAGCATATTTCGTAGCCTCGGCTGGCGGCAAAATTAGCCCACTCAAGTTCTTCTTCAATGCCTATAACTCTTTTGGCGTATTTAGACATAGCCTCCATAAAGCTCCCGCCACCACAGCCAATATCACAAACTACTTTGTCTTTAATAACATCCTTGATTAACTCAGCCACCTCTGGAGGTGTCTGGCCTTCTGGTATTCTCATAAAGCTTTTTTAATTAAGTTAATTGTATCTAACCCTAGCCCGCCCTCACCAATGACAACTTCACGTCTTTCATCTTGAAGATCATCTGGGTTTTCCAGATGAAAGATAATATCTTTCTCAAGGTCTTTAAGGTTACTTTTACAAGAACCCTTAGAGACTACTCTCCTATAGGTCTTGTAACGTTCGTCCCCATTGCATGGTTTTGGCTTCCACTCAGACATGATGACAACAGGGATATCCATGGCTTGTGCGATAAGTTCAAACGTAGACTCAGAAATACCCACGACCAAGTCTGTTTTTGAGAGCAACTCCTTACAAGTTCTTAGGTGTTCACTATCATTACGATTGGTTTGAATTGGGTTGTCATAGTCTTTTGGGTCATGACTTTCTATTATCTTTGTTATGACATTTACCCCATGGTTACTTTGAAGGTCTCTGAGGGCGTCTCTTGTTTTGAAGTTTTCTTCGACTTCTTTGTCCCAGTGTTCTGGGCAGAAAACGATATTGATACCTTCGTGCCCCTCTCGTTTGGGTAGATCTTGAAGAATACTTGTTCCGATGACCCGTATCTTTTGTGCATCTTGGTTAGCATCCACAAGAGACCTTTTATCGAACTCTCCCCAGACCAGGAGCGCATCGCTTTGGATTTTTTCATTGAAGGGTGGGTAGTATTTAGATGTTCCTCTTCTCCCATGTTGTAAGGTTACCACCTTCTTACCTAACGAGCGAGATAGGTCTATAACACTTCTCTCAAAGGAGTTTACATCGTTCCACAACAAAACAGCCTCAGAATCGTCTATTTTGTCCACAATCTCGAAATACTCCTCAAATCCTTCAAAGATACTATTGTGTCTTGAGGGAATATAGATTTTCATCTCTCTTGATTAAGAACCTTGAGACCTCCTGGTCTCTGTAGAGCCAGTTCCCAGTCTATGCCGATAGCATCTATGGAACGATTTTTTAAGACCCATTCATGCTGCTCTTTAGCCAATTTATGTCTGAACTGTGAATCTACAATAAGCTTCTCCAACTTGTTATACCAATCCTTGTGAGTGTTCTTTGCTCTATAAGTTACTTCATCTGAGTAAGGAAGAACATCAGAGGCGATAGTTGGTGTGCCAACAGCTGCATATTCGTAGAACTTAACACAAGACTTCCCCTGGTTAAAGGTATTGTCTTCTAGAGGAGCGATGCCTATGTCGAAATTAACCTTAGAGAGTATGGTCGGATGAAGTTCAGGTGGCATAAACGGTATATGAACTCCCTTTACTGCCTTAATTTGATCGTAGAAATCTAGGGCGGACTTGTAATAAGGATTCTTCTCAGGCATCAAGTTCGCGTGCATGTATCTGTTGTACATGTACATTGCTGACTCAAGAGGCTCTCCAACTAGACCGTAGATAGCGAATGTGAAGTCGTGCTTCTGATGTAGATCAGCGATGACGCCTCCAATTAACTGGAGGTCTTTCCAGTGTGAAGCAGCACCCATATAACCAATAATAAGGTCTTGGTTACCTTCTGCTCTTGGTCGGTAAACCTCTGGATCTACTCCATTAGGACAGAGGTGAATATCTTTCTTGAAATGTTTCTTGAACTTCTTAGCCAAAACCTTTGATGGCGTGATAACTACATCAGCCTCTCTAATTTGGCCTTCGTATTGGTCTTTTAGAGCGTTTGAGACCAGGGCAGATGGATTATCCTTAGCTACCTGCCAAAAATCATCATCCATGTCGTAGACGATTCTTTTACCAAGCTTTTTAAATTCCCTCATCCACTTAATTGGGTCATAGGCATTTGGGTAGGTACGACCAAAGACAACGACATCTGGCCATTCCAAAAGTGATTGTGGAAACTCTGAACCTATAGAAACCTGCTTTACAGCATGTCCACGTTTCATTAAGGCCTCAGCTGGAGTTTGGATACGGTGCCACCATATGCCGTGGATAAAGGCATCTGGTCTATCCGTTATGAACATTACTTTCATTTTAGTTTTGTTAGAAAGTCTACTAATTTCTCCTTAGAAGCTATTTCACCCTGAAGGGCTACTAGCTGTTTTCTTGAAGCGCCAATAAACTCTGGGGAACCACCACTTAGAATACTGTGGGTTACGAACTGCTCCATGACACGATCGACTTCAATGAGATACTTATATCTCCTCTTTAGTCGCCATACCGCGAGCCATCTATTGAATTTTTGTTTCATTTTATTAGTTTTGCCTATCTTAGCCCAACAATCTGCCTAACGACGAGATATATTGGGCTAAGACAAGCCGTTAGGCTTATATAGCTTGTCTGTCAACTAGCCTGTGAAGGCAGTTGGCATAGAGAGGTTCATACCTCTCTGTCTGTTCTTGGTTGTTACGGTAGAACCGAATACAGTCCAAGTGATGAAGTTTGCACCAAGCATGTCATCTTTCATGCGGATTTCGAGCGCAGGTGCGCGCTGGAGAACTACGTCAATAGTGTTCTTCCTACCAATGTAATTGGCACGTCCTGGGGTTGTACCAGAAGCGTTTGCTCCTGAAAGACCACCAATTATTCCGTTACCTGCTGCTGGAGCGATAGCGGACAAGTTGCCTGAAGGCAAGTTGTTGGAGATGTAGATCTGGAAGCCCATGAAGTCACCAGCGTAACCGTTTCTCAAGGTTGCATCTGCAACATTGAAACCGACGTTAGCAGCCTTTACTTCAATGTAAGATGCTACCTTTGGGGTAACAACAGCACACCAGTCACCCATTTCCTCAACGTTATTCTCTCTGAGGAACTTTCTAGCTCCTGCAAAAATGTTAATAACGTTTCCTGAACCTGCTGATACAGGCTTACCGTTGGTAGTTGAAATACCAAGGTCTCTTTCGTCTACTGGCATGAAACCGTCAGTACCAGTGATATTGGCCAAAACGTGTTGGTCAATAGCATCCTTTAGTCTGAAAGCGGCTTCTGTTGCCAATTCTCTAGCTTGTTCAACGTTGGTCTGGAGTCTCTGAACATCGTCAACGTAGAAGGTGACGTGCTTGTATGTAGAGACGACCAAGTTGTCAAACTGCCAATCCTGCGCTGTCGCAGAAATGGTTGTGCCAGGTGTGTAGTTCTGTGCAACTAAGTCACCGAAGCGAGGGATGTGGACAGTGTCCGCATTCTTCACTGTGTCAGAGAGACGCATGTTTGCAATCTCAAGAGCTACAAGTGACTTGTACAAAGGAACCTGCACCATGGTTGACCATAACTCTGGTGTTATAGCCGAAACATCGTTTGTGATTACTTGTGTCATTTTATAATTTACGCGATGTCAGTCCTGTCGGATCTTCTCTTGGGATTTTTCCAAAGTCCAGCTTGTTCCAAGAGCTTTTCTTGCTCAACCAAATTTGCTCTGTAATTAGGGACTCCCTGGTTGAGCTCCTTTATCTTACTGGTTATAGTGGTTGGTCTTTCACCATCAGGCTGAGTACCGCTTGGTTTTAGTGCTCGTTCCTTTTCGGCCTTGGCTCTATATGCTTCTTGCCATAAAAGGAAGTTTTCGTCTGTTCTAATCTCTGTTAGAGGGCGACCACTGAGCTTGTGTTGTTCAGCAAGATATTCTTTCTCTCGCTTATCAAGACCCTCTAATGAGGCGCTTATGTTAATGAAATCATCAACTTCTAGCGACTTTGTTGAATCTCCACCTTTCCTCAACCTCTCTGCTTCGAGCTTTGCAGCCTTGGCATCAGCCTCAGCTTTCTTTGCTCTTTCGTAAAGTTGTCGATTCTTGGCTTCTAGTTCAGCAGTAGCATTTGGTTCTACTTCCTCAGTGGTAGTAGGTTCTTCTACTGGGACGTTTTGAGAGGGCGTCTCCTCGACTGCTGCTTCCTGGTCTTCAGGAGCTTTTTCGTCTTTTTCCATTGTTTAAAGGTTTATGGATAAAACCAGATTTGCCATCTAAGGAATGGCGAGCCTGGAATAGATAAAGTATATCATGAGTAATTTATCTTCTTTCTGTCAACTGGGTTTGAGGCCGACCTCATAAAAGAAAAGAGTTTTTCTACCAACTCCAAAGCGATCTCTCTTCCAATCATTTCCTCTCTAGATGTTGTCCTAGCACCAACAACAGTATCTATCTTAGATGTTTCGTCATCTAAGAAAGCCTTTATAGCCTTTCCATAAGGAGTGGAATTTAGATCTTCAAGTAGTTTCTTCTGTTCTGGTGAAATCATATTTGCTGGCTATTCATTCCAGGGATAGCTGAACCGAGTGCTGGGGCGCTGACCCCTCCACCGGCTCTACCTTCCTGTGGAACTAAATTTTGTGGCTGCTTTGATTCTACACCAAAAAGATCGTTAGGGTTAATACCGCCATTCTCTGCCATCCAGAAGAGCATCTTCTTCTTAAGAGGATCTTGAGTCATTGTTGGGTCTGATGTTATGGCCTGCAACATAGCGAAGATTGTCGCCTGTCTGACTCTGGTGTCCATGCTTTCACCAGTTATATCAATATCAACGTCATACTTTATGCCCTTGTAAAAGTCTTTTGGAATATCTAGGAGCTTTTCCCCACCTTGCTTTATAGACTCAGATATAGCCATTTCTATAGCATCTCTATCTTGAGAAGTTGGGAATGGTTTGTTCCCAGAAACACTTTGGATAGCTAGTCGAACAACCTCCTTATTTACAAGGTCATTCTTGATCATTTGAACGTATTCATCTAGATCTTGTCCCACAAGACGTAAAGTGTGTTCATCAGACCTATCTTCTGCAAACTTAGGGATAATGTCGGTGAAAAGCATTTCCTTAATCTGTAAGGCGACCTCTTCTTGAATCTGGTCAAAGTAAGACATGGTCTGGTTTTGAGCGATCTGAGCAGAGCCTAATGGTGTACCAGCTGGCAGTCTCTCACCTCTGACAACATCGAAGGAGAAGGTCATCTCATCTCTGTTGGTCATCCACTTGTTGAACTCGTCATTGAAATGAGCCAAGTTCCTGTCATTTATTACAATTTCGCTAACCTCACTTTCTGAGTTTAAGACCTCACCATTTCTGGTGTCGGTTGAAATATTTCTTGCAAATGCCGGGTCTCTGGTTTGGAATACATGGAGAGCCATCCAGAAGGAAGCCTTTGATTGAAGATTAGCAATCTGGTTATGACGGATCTGTGGTTCAAACAATGTTTCAACAACACCAACACCCAACCATCTGCCAGAAAGCTTTTCGGCATGGAATTCCCAATAAGGATGACCTTCAAAGTCCATTGAGCTAAGTTCAATCCCGGTATGTTCAGCCTTTAGATCGCCACGCTGGTCGAATTCATCTACACCAACATCAGCTAAGAATGTTCTCCTGTATGGATAAGTCTTGTTACCTTTGCTATCAGTAATGGTTACAGTGCCGTATCTTTCGTAAAGTCTAATATGAGACACTCCGCGCATCTGTCTAAACTGACTAACTGTCTCATCAATAAGAGCTTGTTCCCACTTCATCTGTTTACCTATCTTCCTGAACTGAGATTCAGTTAGATTATGAATCTCTGTTATGTAATTCATTGAGTCCAAATCATCCGCAGATTGCTCCACGATGAAGTTTCTTAGGTCTACAAAGTATGGATAACCATCAACAATCTTTAGAACGACAGAACCGTATATTGGAAGTTCTCTAAATAGACGATTGAGAACCTTGCCGAACTGCTTATCTCGCATCCAAAACTTAAGGTCTCTTTCCATGAACCATGTCTTAAGACTATCTCCGCCACCAGTAGTTAGAAGTCTTATGTTCTTCGTATCAAAATCAATGGCCTTGGTGAAGACCTTACATGGGTTCCTATTAATATTATAAAAATACATTCTATCCCCCTCATCATCGGTAGGATCTAACTGGCTACCGCCAGACTGTGAGAACCTGGAGTTATAGTAATGAAAAATCCTCTGGAGGGTATCCCATTGGTTGTGAGTGAGGCCTGGGACTATTGTTATCTGCTTGTTGCGATAGTCCTCAATCTCCTGATTTATTTGTCTTAATAGAGGAAGATTATCCATTAAATAAATTCTCGTTGCTTTTTAATTGGTAAATCTGGATCGAAGCCGTTTTTTGGCTTAACCTCAACCTCAACCTCTTTATCTAGTTTTTCTTCTTTCTTTTTCATACGTATATTATACACTGTGAATTAGTGTCAAGCCCATTGAAACCGTTTCTTCCTTTGGGGTTGGGTTTTAGCTGCTCGTATCTCAGCAACTTTCTTGGGTGACATATCCCAGAATGCCAAAAGAGTGGACATGATATCGTCATCGTGGAATCCCTTAGAGGCAGAAGCTCCCTGCATTGTGGCTTCATTAGTCCAAACAAAAGACTTCATTTCTTCAATGGTTCCTCTATCATATATCTTTGGAATGCCTTGTCTTAGAAGAGACTGGAAATGGGTAATAAGAGCCTCTTTGGTTGACCATGAGGTAACAAAGCCTAATTTTTCAGTCTCCACCTTTTCCTTGTAATCCATCTGTCGTCTACGGTATATTCTTAAATCCTTAATGTGTTCAAGGAGGGAAGATTTATTCACCTCAGGGATAACTAATGGTTTGTTGTAAGTGTAGTAAAGAAATTTAACTTTGTCGGCCAACTCTGGGACGGTGACATAACCATTGAATCTAGCAACTTTTTTACCAGAACCAGATACCACAGATATGGAAGAAGGGTCAGTAACACCCTCTGATGGGTCAACACCCATTTGGTAGGTTTCTGTTGGGCTTGGTCGTTCATATATCTCACAACCTTCCTTTTTCTCAATAGGAGGTTTTGATAAAGATTCCATGTGTCTGATGTGCTCCTGGGCAAACACTGTACCCTTTAGGAGAATATCAGTAGTCCACTCCCCCCGTACAAATCTTCTAACATAAGATTCATCCATGCCCAACTGTTTCCTAATATAATCCCAAGGAAGGTTGGGGTTGTGCATCATTGAAGATTCATAAAGGGCTGAATTGTTATCTTCGTCAGGAATCCATTGGTTATCATCAAGCTTCTTTTTCAATTTAAATTGATGGTAAGCCCAGAAGTTAGCGGGATTGCAGTCTGAATTACCTTGTCTGAAAGGCACCTCTTTTCTTCTGAGACGCGAGTTCAGAACCTCAATAACAGATAACTCCACTTCCTCTAACTGGTCGATGAAATAAGCACCAAGATTCAAAGACTTGAGCTTCTGTTGGGCCTTCTTAATATCCACCACGGTGCCCGATTGCATGGCATCAAGACCGAATAAAACAATTTGTGAACCATTATCAATATTTATAAGACCATCCTTAACGCGGTGTTCAAACCAGGAAGACGGCATGAGGGCAAATAATTCTGGGAGAACGGCACGGTCGATGTCGGAGAGGGTCTTGCGTCCCATCAACACCCTATTCCCAGGGAAACATTTACAAAGAAGGATCAGTTTAATGTAGAGGGCTGTGGATTTACCAGAACCGTAACCACCAGAGTTCAGACAATAATCGGATGTAAAGTCGGATATGAAACGGGATTGGACAGAGAAGCCATCGACTTTGGCGGATTCATATTCCTCGGCGCATTTGAGGGCGAATTCTTCTGGCCAGCCGGATTTTAGGGCTTCCTTAATAAAGTCTTCCTTAGAGTAATTAAAACGATAATCCTTACCGTTGAGGGTGATTTGTTCAATCTTTCTACCATCTAAGATGGCACGGCCTATTTGTTCAAAATCATCCATGTTTCTTCTTCTAGGGCTTTAATAAGCATATCTTCCTTTTTCTTTTTATACATAGGGGCCATTCTTTCCTTGAACCGTCTGTTGCGTTTGGAGCGGTGTTCTCGGTGCCAGACGACAGTTTTATTCTTAGCGCTGCCGTGAAGCAATGATTTCATTCTACGAGCCATAACCCATTATACCTAATCCTTAGACCTAAAGAATTTCAATCGACAATAATGAGAGCAGTATTTGGCGGATATTCGGTGGCAAGAATACCTTTTACCGCAGGTTACACAGTCTTTCCAATGGCCTATTTTTTGCTTGGTGCGCGGGCGGGGTTTTCTTGGCATGGGTTAGTGGTAGCAGTTAGCGTTTAAATGGTAGCAGATAGCGTTATCATGTCAAAAATATGGAATGTGGGGGAAGTCCAAATCATAATAAATTAAGCTATTTCAAACTTGGGCACCTCCCCCCCGTATGGGCAAAATGTATATTGTGCGACATAAATATATGGCTTAATAGAGCCATATAATACATATATAACACACTAGGTACGCTCTATATGAGTGTATTCATGGCATACAAGGCCCTATAAGGGCCATATAGTGGCGTTGTGGGGTGGTGTGTACGCGGATAAGTTTAATATCCACCTATATCCACCCTTATTCCACCCATATTCACCCACATTACACCCTTATTTAACCCACATTCTACCTCTATTCCACCTTTATCTGTATCTCTATGCAATCATTATTGGCCTCGCTTTTACTCATTACCTATATGATAAGGGTTATTTAATACACTATTAGGGATATGTATTGGTCTGGCCTTACACACACCATATAAGCTCTTATGTCCTTCTATTGGGGTCTAGTGTTGGTCTAGCTTATTGATTCTTAATCATCATTGTGTTGTTATGTTTTATTTAAGCCTTATTTATAGCCATTCTGCCTTGTTGTGGATAACTTGCTTGTATCTATCACATTATATATAATAATTATAAGTAGATAGTACATTATTAAAAGATAATTATTTACTTATGGTTACATTCTTTAGTAAGTTTCATGGAATGTATGTAGCACAATACACCGATGAGGGAACGCTATATACTGGTCGGGCTGATACATTCATCGGGGCTATTAGTGCTTGTCTAAGATCATTGTATGAGTACAAGGGCATTAAATAGAGAGTTAAGGGCAATAAGAGGCCGAAAGTTAGCAATAATGAGACATTTAAGGCATACAAACCTTGAGGCTCACCGCATAGAGCTTTATAAGCTCGAAGAATACGAGGACAAGCTAACAGGCCGAGTATTCCCAGCTAAATTACCAACACAATTAACATTGATATGAAAGAACACAATTACATTCCTAGCCGTTGGGCTAGTGAGAGACTAGAAGCCGAGGAGAATAACAAAGCTGAAGCCTTGATGTTTATGGCTGTATCTATAGGCCTGTTACTATCCATAGGCTACTATGGGGCAAAGCTACTAGGAGATATATTGGCTTATATAGGTTAATTGTCTCTCTTAGATAACAAATAACCGCCTTATGGCGGTTATTTGTTTGGTGTCTATTCTTCACTAAGGGTTATCTCCCTTTCAACTTCTAACAACTCATGCAACTTTTCTATGTATTCTTCTCTCTTATCTTTCTCTAGGTAGTCGAGCAGATTTTCCCTCATTTTAATCAACTCATCATCGTCTTTA